GTAAGAAATGCGGGGCGGTGGAGCAATCTGCCGCCTGTTTGTGAGGTGATGCAGATGACTGTGACTGTGGAAGAGATGAAAAGTTATCTCCGGGTTGATTTCGAGGATGACGATTCCCTGATCGCAAATTTCATAACGGCGGCGAAAAAGCAGTGCATGGATATCCTGCGGACGGACGATGAGGCGGATCTGGACGCCTGTGCTAATGGGAAGATTGCCGTGATGTTTACGGTGGCTTATCTGTATGAGCACAGGGAAGAAGCTGACCATCATGCGATGGATTTGACGCTTCGGGCTTTGCTGTTTGGCAGCCGGAAGGAGGGATTCTGATGGATGTGGCAGCTTTAAGATCCAAGGTGACGTTTCAGAAGAATGAAACTGTGACAGACAAGTACGGCAATCACAAGAATGCCTGGACGGATTATTATACCTGCTTTGCTACGATCGGCGGTGAAGGCCTGGCAAGTTCCAAGGAAGAACAGACTGCCGGAACTACGGTTGAGGATTTCAGTATGACTGTTTCCGTTCGTTATTGTCAGAAGGTTGCCGCAATCGATTCCACGCATTTCCGGGTGATGTTCATGGGTGAGATCTACAACATCGTGAACATCGACCACATGAACTTCCGGAAGAAGTCATTGAAGTTCACCTGCAGGAAGGAGCGGCGCTGATGGCACAGACGATAAAGATTGACCAGCTGGCGGATACTGTGATGAAGGGTATGGAGGAATACGCGAAGCTTGCTGCGGAGGACCTGAAGAAGGATGTCCAGAAGGCGGGCAAGACCGTAAAACAACAGATCGAAAGCACGGCTCCGAAGAAGACGGGAAAGTATTCCAAGAGCTGGGCGGTGAAGAAGACCAGGGAAACGTCGGATTCCATCCAGATCGTGGTGCATTCCAAGCGCTACCAGCTGACGCATCTTTTGGAGTTTGGCCATGCGAAACGCGGCGGTGGAAGGACAAGGGCGTTCCCTCACATCGCGCCGGCGGAGCAGGCAGGTATCGAGCAGCTGACAAGGGATATCGAGCGTGACCTGCAGAAAGGCGGTTAAAGATGGAGATGTTGCTTTTGTTATTCGTGATCGCTCTTGGGGTTGTGGTGATCGGCGTAGCCATTTACCACGGTACCAGGAGGGGCGAGGATTGTCATGGTTATCCGTATAACTGCCCGGCCTGTCGTCATGCTGCGGAATGCATTATCGAGATCGGGAGGAAGAAGGATGACGCATGAAGACGTAATGCAGATGCTGGCTGAAACAGAGATCCCTTTTGCGTATGACCATTTCGCGGAAGGGGAAAGTCCTGATCCGCCATTCATCTGCTTTTTATTTCCGGGTTCGGAGAACTTTGCCGCTGATGATGTGGTTTATATGGAGTTTTCCAACCTGAGTATTGAACTTTATACCGATGAGAAGGATCCGGAACTGGAAGACAGCGTGGAAGCGGTGCTGAACGCGCATGAATTGTTCTGGAACAAATCGGAGGTATGGATCGAATCAGAAAAACTATACGAAGTGCTGTACCAGATGACGGTATAGCGGAAAGAGAGGTTAATTATGCCGAGTACAAACAACAAGGTGAAGTTCGGCCTTAAGAACTGCCATTATGCGAAGGCGACACTTGATCCGGATACCAATGCCGTGACATTTGGTACGCCTGTTGCGATTCCGGGTGCTGTGAACCTGTCGCTTGATCCGGAGGGCGATACCGAACCGTTCTATGCGGATGATATGGTGTATTACACCACTGTAGCGAACAACGGTTATTCCGGTGATCTGGAAATTGCGCTGATTCCGGAAAGCTTCAGGAAGGATATCCTGAAGGAGACTGAGGATGCGAACGGTGTTCTGGTGGAGGATTCCACGGTGGAGCCGGAGCATTTCGCTCTGCTTTTCGAGTTTTCCGGGGATAAGAAAAAGATCAGGCACTGTATGTATTACTGTACCGCTGCAAGACCTACGATCGAAGGAAAGACCAATGAGGATAGTAAGGAAGTACAGACCGAGAAGCTGGAGATCACGGCGACTCCGCTTCCGAACGGACTTGTGAAGGTAAAGACCGGTGCGAATACGTCAGATGCGGTTTACAACGGATGGTATTCCAATGTCTATCAGACAGAGCATGCACAGGTATCTGCGGTTCTTGCCGGGATCACGATTGGAAGCCTGCAGCTTACGCCTGCTTTTGATGCCGGTACCACTTCCTATACGGCTGAGACCGTGAATGATGAGGATGCTGTATCGGCTACTGCGGCAAGCGGAACGGCGGTCACAATTCTTGTGAACGGGGTGGCTCATACTAGCGGCAATGATGCGACCTGGGCGAGCGGAACCAATACAGTGACGGTGATCGCAAGCAAGACCGGATGCACCAGTACGGCTTATACCGTAACGGTGACAAAGAACGGACAGGGTTGATCTTAGCGGGCAGGGCTTCGGCTCTGCCCATTCTTGTGATTGGAGGAAAGAGAAATGGCACTTACAAAGACAGTGAATATTGATGGCAAGGATGTGACTTTCAGAGCATCGGCAGCCATTCCAAGAATATACAGAAACAAGTTCCATCGTGATATCTACAAGGATCTTCATGACCTGCAGAAGAGCATTGATGAAAATGATCCTGAAAACTCTGCACTGGATTCCTTTTCGTTGGAACTTTTCGAGGATATCAGCTACATCATGGCGAAACATGCGGATCCGCAGGGTGTTCCGGATACACCGGATGAATGGCTGGATCAGTTCGGTACGTTTTCCATTTATCAGGTGCTTCCGGAGATCATTGAGCTTTGGGGTCTGAATGTGCAGACACAGGTGGAGAGTAAAAAAAACTTCGAGCGACTGACCGGGAAATGACAACGCCTCTGCTATTGCTGAGGTGTGTACAGCTGGGAATCCATATCAGCGAGCTGGATCTTTTGACAATCGGAACCGTGATGGATATGTACACAGAGCTTCAGAGGGATGATGAGCCTCATGATCAGATAGCAAGCCAGGATGATATGGATCGATTCTAATGGGAAGGAGGTTGAGACATGGCTGGCAGAATCCAGGGTATTACCGTTGAGATCGGCGGCGATACTACCAAACTACAAACTGCCTTAAAGGGCGTAAATACAGAGATCAGGAATACGCAGAGCCAGCTGAAAGATGTCGATAAGCTCCTGAAACTTGATCCGGGGAACACGGAACTGCTTGCTCAGAAGCACAGACTCCTGGGGGATGCCGTTAAGGAAACGAAGGAAAAGCTGGAGACCTTGAAGACGGCTGCCGAACAGGCAGAGCAGGCACTGAAGGACGGAACGATTACGCAGGATCAGTATGATGGCCTGCAGCGTGAGATCGTTGAAACGGAACAGAAGCTGAAGTCTTTGGAGGAACAGGCGAAGCAGTCTGGAACGGCTCTTCAGGAAATCGCCGCTAAGGGTGAGAAGCTGAAGACAGTCGGAGATAATGTCACAAACGTAGGAAAGAAGTTCCTTCCTGTGACGGCAGGTGTTGTTGGGCTTGGCACGGCGGCGGTGAAAACTGCCGCTGATTTTGATTCTGCCATGAGCAAGGTTGCTGCGGTATCCGGTGCGACAGGTTCGGATTTGGAAGCATTAAGAGATAAAGCCCGTGAGATGGGTGAGAAGACAAAGTTCTCTGCATCAGAAGCGGCGGAAGCCATGAACTATATGGCGATGGCCGGTTGGAAGACAGAGGATATGCTTTCCGGTATCGAAGGTGTCATGAACCTGGCTGCGGCTTCCGGTGAAGATCTGGCTACCACTTCTGATATCGTGACAGATGCGCTAACAGCGTTTGGACTTACGGCGAAGGACTCCGGGCATTTCGCGGATATCCTTGCGGCGGCATCGAGTAATGCCAATACGAATGTCTCCATGATGGGTGAGACCTTCAAGTATTGCGCTCCGATTGCTGGTGCCTTGGGATTCTCTGCAGAAGATACGGCAGAAGCGATCGGCCTGATGGCCAATGCTGGTATCAAGGGTTCTCAGGCAGGTACTTCTCTCAGAACGATCATGAATAACCTTTCCGGAGAAGTGAAGATCTGCGGGTCTTCCATCGGAGAGGTTACGGTAGCGACGACCAATGCGGACGGTTCCATGAGAGATCTGTCGGATATTCTGGCTGATTGCAGGACAGCTTTTGCAGGTCTTACTGAATCCGAGAAGGCACAGGCGGCTGAAAGCCTGGTTGGCAAAAATGCGATGTCCGGATTCCTGGCACTGATGAACGCCGGGGAAGCGGATATTGAAAAACTTTCGTCTGCTATTGATAACTGTGATGGTTCTGCAGCAAGTATGGCCGAGACCATGAATGACAACCTTGCGGGTCAGATGCAAATCCTGAAGTCACAGCTGGAAGAGCTGGCAATTTCCTTTGGTGAGCTGCTGATGCCTGCGATCCGAACCATTGTCGGCTGGATCCAGAAGTTTGTGGACTGGCTTAATTCGATGGATGAGGGAACCAGGAAGGTTATTGTCACGATTGCCCTGGTGGCGGCAGCGATTGGACCGATACTGATCATAGTCGGTAAAGTGATCTCTGCTGTTGGTACTATTATGACGCTGGTTCCGAAGCTGGCAGGTGTGATCAATGCAGCAAAGGGAGTATTTGCTGCATTTAATGCGGTATGCGCGGCAAATCCGTATGTGCTGATCATAGCGGCGATCGTTGCGCTGGTGGCAGCCTTCATTTATCTCTGGAATAACTGTGAAGAGTTCCGGCAGTTTTGGATTGACCTGTGGGAGAGTATCAAAGAGATTGCCATTGCTGTATGGGAAGCACTGAAAGCATTCTTCCAGGCAGCGTGGGAAGCGATAAAGACCACTGCAACAACGGTGTGGAATGCGATAAAGGATTTCTTTACCGGGCTGTGGGATGGTATCAAGAATATCTTCACGACGGTGGTAAATGCGATCAGCACGTTCCTGACCAATGCCTGGAATGCGATCAAAAATACCGTGACTACGGTGTTCAATGCGATCAAGACATTTTTCACGACAGTCTGGAATGGAATCAAGTCGGTTATCACGACAGTGGTGAATGCGATTTCCACCTTCCTGACTACGGCTTGGAATGGGATCAAAACCGCGATAACTACGGTACTGAATGCAATCAAAACTGCGGTTACTACGGTCTGGAACGGCATCAAGAATACGATCACAACTATTGTGAACGCAATCAAAAATGCAGTCACGACAGCCTGGAATAATATCAAGTCTGCGGTATCAAATGCAGCCAACGCCATAAAGAATGCCGTGTCCAATGCCTTCAATGCGATGCTGAATGGCATCAAGAATGTCTGCGGAAATATTTATGGTGTGGTGAAGGGCGGATTTGATAAGGCAATCAATTTCGTGAAGAACCTGGCATCGCAAGCGTTCCAGTGGGGCGCTGATTTTATAGGCGGTATCGTGAACGGTATCAAGTCTATGATCGGTAAGGTCGGTGAGGCAGTTTCTTCTGTTGCGGATAAGATCAGGAGTTTCCTGCATTTCTCCGTACCGGATGAAGGACCGCTTACGGATTATGAGAGCTGGATGCCGGACTTTATTGGAGGACTTGCGAAGGGCATTGAAAAGAGCCGGGGCATGATCGAGAATGCCATGAACGGAGTGACATCTGATCTGACCATTACTCCGAGGGTAATGGCAGCTCAGGGAGGTTATTCTGGGTCGGCTGCATCAAACGGTGATCTGATCTCCGGCATCAATACAGCACTGAATACGGCTCTTGCGGGCGGAGGTGCTGCAGGGGATATCGTGATACCGGTTTATATCGGCGGTGACATGATCGATGAGATTGTGGTGACGGCTCAGCAGAGAATGAATCTAAGAAGTGGAGGCAGGTAAGATGGCTCATTTGCAGTATCTTGTTTTTAACAATGAGAATATCCCGATGCCTGCCTCTTATTCTGTGAGTTTATCGGATGTGGAGGCAGACAGCGGCGGTGTGACAGAGGCAGGAACCACGCAGAGGGATGTTGTAAGAGAAGGTGTGGTTCAGATCAGCGTGACCTTCCGTGTATCGAAACGGTGGCTGAATAAGTTTTCGGTTTATAAGAAGCTAGCAAGCATTACGGTCGGATACCTGGACATGGAGACCATGAACATCGTGGATACGCAGATGTACATTGACGGGTATCAGGTGAAGCTGGTCAGTGATACAAGCTATGGGAGCTTGTGGGAGGTGAGCTTCACATTGAAAGAGTTCTGATTTGCTGTTATGATTATGCTCTTCCCTGACGAAAAATAAAAAAAGATGAAAAAGGCTATTGACTCTCACGTTCCGTGATAGGCTACGATATCTTCATCAAGAAACAGGAGGATGATCATAATGAAAACAGTTAAAGAAGTATCGGAGCTTACAGGTATCTCAGTGCGCACGCTTCATTACTATGATGAAATCGGGCTTTTTAAGCCGACGGAAGTAACGGAAGCAGGATACAGGCTTTATGACGATAAAGCTATAGAAAAGCTTGGGCAGATACTGGTATTTCGCGAGCTGGATCTTCCGCTTGCGGATATTAAACTCATCATGGATAATCCTGATCTTGATCGCAACAGCGTTTTGGCGAAACAGCGTGAAATGCTCTG